CCAAACCATGTCAGCGGTTATGTCGTTCAAGGCTGCGACGGTTGCCTCCAACGCACATGCGTCTAGGAGGTTATCTAAGCGTCCCCCATTCACCCAGTCAGTCTGCAACTCACCTGTATCCGCTAAAATCGCGTCAATAAGCAAATCTGTGAATCCGCCATTAGCTAAAGAGGCTTGAACCTCGTTTGTATCCGCTAAGACTAATGCTAAGTCACCTGCTTCAACTGCAGTATTGACCGCTGCCGCTGTAACTAAGTCAGTGTTTGTGGTTGTAGTATCTACCAGCGTTGTTTGGTCACATAGTTTAACTCCTGTAACCTTATCGGTTGCAGGGTCGTATCCAGCGTCCGCAAAGTCTTTCAGGTCAGTGGCAGACTGTGCAACTCCGACCATTTGGATAAGGTCAACCTCAAACTTGTCTGTTCCACATATGGTTTCGTAAGTGTTAGTGGATACAACTATATACTCGTGATAGACAGGTAAGGCTCCCGCTTCATGTATCATAAGCTGTAAGCGTCCAAGAGTGTTAGTGTCTGTTGCGTTAAGGTTGCAGTCGTAGTAGCCCAGTTCGTCGTGTGCAAGAGCAGTGGCTTCGTTTTTCTGTGCCATGTTCCCTCCATTCTTGCTAAGCCGCACTTCTGCCTGTGTGATGGTTAATCCTGTTTCCGCGGTTTTGCCGTCGCCGTCATCTATGAATGGTCCTACAATAACGTCTACTGCTTGATTCTGTTTGAGGAATAATCCCATGTTTGTTAACCTCTAATGATTTTGCCTATGTGATGACTGTAATGGTGCATGGCAACGGGGATGCTTAAGCCAGCGGAAGGCGTGTAAGTAGCGTAAATGCTTCCAACCTTACCATTCTCCTCAAAATTATCTATGGGGTCAGGAAAGGCACCATAAGTGTGAGCGTCATACTCATAACCGCGACCTACCTCAACCCCCAGCCTGTTGACAACTCCCCCATCGTTCTGATAAGCCAACCAATAAGTTCCAGCACTCAAAAACGTATCCGCAATATCAAACGTATGCCAACCAGTTGAAGAAATAGCAGCACTAGCACTTTCAACTAACAACGCATCAGGATGAGAACTAACATCATCATAAATAGCAACTCGACTGTTCCCAGCACTGCTATAAACACAATATGCAACAATCACTGTGACTGTGCCATCTTCAGTCAATGTGAAACTAAAAGCTCGGACATACCCTGCACTTGTGGGAGTCGCTTCTATGTTTGTGTTTCCGAAAGTTGCCATTACTTTATCACTCCGCCATCAAGAAGTTCTCTTGTTTAAGACCCATTACCTATTCAACTCACTACGGGTTTAATTCTCTCTTTAATTGGCAACGACAGTTAGGATGCACCAACCCTGTGTCATCTGGTGCGGGACCTGTAATCGTGTTTACATCGGAGATTGTGAGGTTGGGAAACCACAGTCGTAACACGTTACCGTTGAAAGTGCCTATTGTCTCAAAAGCTCTGCATTGTTCGCATACTTTGTGGTCTGCCCTTGCGTCAAATAGCCAGTGGTCGTAAAGGCTGAAGTAGGTGACGCCTACGCGTCTAGGAGTTGGTATCCTCTGAGTCGCCTTCACTACCTCTACGAGTTGGATTAGTTTTTGGTTTACCCCATTTTTCAGAAGTTACACGCCCATCCTTATCATATTCCGTGACTATAATGAAAACGGCTTTTTCTGGTTTAACTTCGTTGTGTTGCTCATCCAAATAAACTGTTTTTTTAACCATGTTTCTTCACCGCCTCGTCAATCCAAGCGTAGCGTTTAGGAGCCTTTTTCTTAAGAGTTTCGGGTTTGCTCTTATAAAGCATGAAAGATTCAGCAAAGTCTTCTTGAAAGTTTGTTTTCGCGTAACCAGTAGGAGCAGGTTCTTTCAAATCTCTTACAAACCACTTGTAGCCCCAAAAAGTTTTGTCTGTGGGTTTATCCATTATGTTTCCAGTGGGTAATACGGTTCCATGAAACACATGGCCCATTTCATGATGGAACGTTTCTTCTTTAACTTTACCCCCGTAAAAATTCATTTCCTTAGTGTTATGATTCCAATCTGCAAACGTTTCGTATCTATTACCCCCTTGAGAAAATTCTTCTCCCGCTTCATTGTGAACTTCAATGTTTTCAATGTTAGCAAGAAACTTCTTTGAATACCCCTTTTTGTATTGTTCTACTTTGGATGACGTATCATCCTTAAATCCATGACCCGTTTTTCTTCTAAACGCATCCTCAACTGATTCTCCCTCATGAATACAGATGGGCACGCCCTGAATGGTAACCCAGTGTCCACCATCGTCTTCGCATTTATCCTTCACTAAAAAACGGTCTTTTTCCACTTCTGTGACAAGCCAGCTTTTCCCCTTCTTAACCTTCTCCGTGCTAAAAGGAACGTTCTGTTTAGGCTTAGGAGGCTTCGGAGCTTGAGGAACACTATGCAACGTATGCGTCGCGCCAGCGGGCATCTTGGGTTCTTGGAAGTCGCCGCTAATCTTCAGTTCCCCTTCATCCGTTAACTCTGCTTCTAACCCTGCTACTTTTGCTGCGGACCCTGCAGCTACTTTAACCTGCCAAATCTGCGATTCTTCTAACTCGTTGCGTGGTTCAATCTCGCCAAACTGGAATCTCCAATCATACACGCCTAACTTAGGAACAAGTTGCTCGTTGAATGCGTCTTCAAGCATTGCTTGGTCTTCTCTTGTACGGTCATTCTGCACGACAATCTGCATTCTCTGGAAGTATCCGCCTGGGCCTCTTGTAGGCGCGTTTATCATGACAGGTTGCACTCCGTAGATGGCGCCTACGATTTTGACGAACCAGTATTCCATCCATTCAAGACTTTGCATGCTGCTTGCGTCGGGCATAACGTCGTGAACTTCAGCGCCGTCACGAGCGCCAATCCACAGTGACCCCGCGCCTTCTCGTCGTATTTGGCCTGTCCAACTGTCAATGGCGACCTTAGCATTCTGTTCCTTTGCTGCCTTCGCTATCTCATCAGCTTTATGCTGGTCTTCTCCTTTCAGCACAATGAGCTTGTTTAAGTGGCCAGTGCTGTAAGTGGCAAAGTTAAAGTTGTTCATGGCCAATGCGCTTCGCAGTTCGTGAAGCACCGCCATTACCTTGCTGTTCCCGTACAGTTGGGGTAGCCACGGGTCGCTGTTACCGTGAATAATCTCTTCGCGTCCAAACCGTGCTTTGATAGTGCCCGCCATCTTCTGCACATACGCGGTTTCCTTTAATGATTCTCCACAGTGGGGGCAGCCACCTTCAAGGTCTTTGTAACTGTAAGTTTTCGTGTTATCCTCACTCCAACACTTTGGACAGAACCAAACGCCATTACCAAGCCTACCATGCTTATCTGCGCAGATGAATATTTCCGTACTATCCTCCACATAAATAGCCAGTTGTCCCGTATCGCTAATTGGTAAGATGCTTAAGTACCAATCATCAACGGCGAGATTGTACTTCATTAATGATTTGATGATGTCAACCATTTCGTCGTCGCGATTCGGGTTTTCAAGAAATGCTTCTAACCGTTTTTTACCTATCGGATTCGGGTCACGTAATAACGCGTCTGCTCCGCAGTCGGGACATTCATCTACGGGTTCCTTGAACTCTTGCCCACATGACAAGCATTTCTTCGCAAACTTCTCTACTACGTTCCATCGGTTGCGCACAATCTCGCGTATGCTGGCTCCGTGTACTACTCTTAGGAATGGGTGGCGATTCGCATATTTCACCAATAATCCGTATGGTTCTGGCTGGTCTATTATTTTGTCTACGGATTCAATCATCTGCTGCGTAACCGTGCCCCGTCGCCGTTTCTCTAGTTCGCCTGCGTTTATGGCTGCTTGTGCTACGTGGTTGAAGTTGTAGAGTGGTAGGCGGTTGCGTATGCGTCTTGCGATTGTTTTTACTGTTTTTTGGAAACTCATTTTTTAATCAAATACCCGTACCCTTTTAGTGTAAAAGTTACCAGTTTATTCTTTGAACCCAAGCCTCACCACGACCCAACACGTTACGCACAACAATCTCTACACAGTCTAAAGCATCATCGTGTAGTCCTCGTGGGAACTGTACCCACTCAGTCCAAAACTCACTACGTCGCAACAGCAAAGGATTAACTAAGATGCGCTTAGACTCAAAGTGGCTGCTCATAGGAATAAATCGGCTCTCTTTATTTCTTACTGTCTGCACAGGGGTTATTGGTAGTCCTCGAAGTTCAGGTAGAAAGGTGAGAATTTTCTGCCAGAAATTCGTTTCCATATACATTTTAGCATAGTTATACAAGTTGTTAAGCTGCGGAATCTTCTCCCTTAAGATGTCGGGAAATGGCAGATGTTCAGCCCACACATCTAACAAGTATGCTTGATTGTGGTCACGGTCATACGCTATGGAGGCTATACCGAAGTAATCCCTTTCTCCTAGTGAAGGGTCTAAGCCAGCGTACACTGGCAAGTTATTGGGTGGCGGTGAGTCCCACGGGTGTAACCATTCTGCTTTAAGCAGTCCACCTTCCATGCTTGTCGGGTCGTTCTGGTATTGACAGTTAAAGATGATTGTTCCTATTTGTTCGCGTCGTTCCTCTAATCTTGTGAGTGGCCAGTATTCAGGCCATAACACGTTGCCTGTTTCTTTGCCTTCTTCGTCTAGTTCTAAGGCGGGTTTGATGTCATGAGGCCACTTCTCAAGTAGTTCGGCGTAGATGTCAGCGTAGCTCCAACGTGTTCCTATAACTATGATTCCGCCCCAAGGATACAACGTGGGGATTAAGATTTTGTTGAACCATGTGTCTACTTTTTCGATTTGTAGGTGGGTGCGTATGTTTTCTTCGTCTATGATGTCATCGCATACTACTAGGTCGCTTCTACCACCTGTAATAGGCCCCATAAGGCCCGTTGCTTTGAGTGTGGGGTTCTTGCTGATTTCGCTTCGTTGTATTATGAGTTGCTGGTTTGTCCATTTACGTCTGCTAGGTATAACGTTGGGAAATACTTGGTGGTATTTCTCGTCGCTTTCAATATAGGTCATGATGGCTGTCAGTATGGACTCTGCGAGGGTCGCGGTTTTGCTTATGATGTTGATGTGTATGTTTGGGTATTTGCCTATGAGCCATAGGATGTACAGTATCATGCTTGTGGTTTTGCCATGTCCTCGTGGCCATAAGAGTAGGTATTTCTTTTCGTGTGTTGGTCTGTGTTTAAGTGGGCTAAACGTGTCTTGAAGGTAACGGTACCATTCCTCATGGAATTGGGCGTTGTCGTAGCCCAGTTTTTCAGTGAAGGCTAGTAGATTCTCTTTTGCTCTTTCTATCCAGTAGTTGTGCAGCTTTGTCAAGGATTGACTTTTCATCATCGTTGTACACGTTTATGTTAATTTCATGTTTGGTGGTAACTGTTTTCTCTATTTCGGTTCGGGCCTCTATCCGTCGTGTGATTGTTTGTCCTATTAGCCGTGTGATTTGCTTGTATGCTTCTGTTGGGTTTTGTTTTATGATTATGTGGTGTAGTCGCATCCACTCTTCTTTTAGCCAAGCTTCGAATTCGCCTGATTGCCTGAAGGCTTTTAGGTCTCGGTCTATGGTTTTTTCTGTTACTCCTAGTTTGTCGCCTATTTGTTGGGTTGTTAGTCCTGTGAGTAGTGAGTGTTTGATTGTGGGTAGGCGCTTCAAGGTTTGAGTGGATAGTTCCATGTTTCTATCAATCTCATTCTCCATTTAAATTGGAATAGTTCGTCAGCTCTATTACAGAAGCAATCATAACAAAGGATGCCTCCATCATTGCCCCAAACACAAGTCCATAACCAATTGGGAACAGTGAAGTCATGTACGTTTTGACCACAATCTCGACAACGAGCACAATCTTCTATCAAAGGATATGTTTTAAGTAACTGTTTGTTAAACCATCTAAGAACTTTCCAAACATAAATTCTCGCAAAATCTCTTATTGTGGGTAGGGACATTTAGGTACACTTCTTTTTGCGCTGCCCCGAAACCGAAGGGAGAATAATAGTGAGACACAATTGCTCATGTATTGGAAGCTCAGTTTCAAGGGCATTTACGCAGTGATTGTTTCTCGTGTGATTCCATGCCATGCGTTGCTGTCGTATCGCTGTTTGACTTTGCTGTATCTGTCTTTCATTGTGATGTGCAACTCGCTAAAATGGTTGTGTTTGGTAGATTAACTCCACACCAAGGACAAAATAGATACCCCGCAGTGCCTTGAGGGAAAACGTAAGTTATCTCTCTTTTGCAATATGGGCATTTCATGGTTCTACAGCTCTTATGTAACATTTCCATTCATACAGCATTCCCTGCGTTGCGTTTGCTGGAACGTATAGCTCTAAAGGTGCAGTGCAGTTTTGGCTAGGTAGCAAGTACGTGTTGTTTGCTGTCCATGTGATTATCCAACCAATAGGTGCATCGTGTGATAGGGTTACGTTACATGGTGCTGTACCATTGTTTGACACTGTTAGGTCTCCTAGTGTGGTGTTGCTGTTGGGTTCTACGATTCCCCAATTGATAGACTCGTCATCTGCTAATATGGTGCCGTTTATGGTTCTTGTGAGTTGTATGCTTGCAACTTGAGCAGTCATGGGATGCAAGTATTGCTTGAGTATTACGGCTCCTGCTATTCCTACGAGTAAGCCTATGATTGCTGTGGCAATTAACGATTTAAGATTCAAAAGTTCACCTCCATGAATCATTCGTCTTTCTTGTTCCTGCAGTCAAATCTCCAAGCGCAACAGTCACATTTTGCTTGTTTTTGGTAGCATGGAGGAGGACAAGAGGGACAAGGTGGATAGCAAGGAATCGAATAAGGATAGTAAGGGTAGTACTCTGTGTATGCTGTGCAATCATCTCCACTGGTGCTTGCAGTCCCAGAATCGTAAACGCTATATTGTTGCATGGTTTCACCTCCACTATTGCACTTTGGGTTTTTCTTCAGGCTTCAAATATTTACTTTCGAAGAGGCGTTGCATCTGGTTGCGCTCGCCCGTAAGCGTTTCTATCTGTTGCTTCTGAGCATCTATCTGAGTGGTGAACTGTGTGGCACTAGTTTGTGCTTGCTCATAGGTTGCTATCTGCTGGTCTTTTAGTTCCAGCGTCTGTTTTAGCGTGGTGTTCTCTGACACTGCGTTCAAGGTTTCGCCTTGTAACTCACCTATCTTTGTGGCTGCTTGTTGCTGGGTTTGCTGAAGCTTATCCATTGCGCGACTTTTAGTCCACGCGAAAAACAAGGTGGGTGCACTAGCTAAACCAAGTAAGACGATGCCTTGTATTGCGCTAGGAATGGTTGACCACATGGTTTGTATTCGAGTAACTATTGACTGCGATGGGGTGATGATTGGCTGCAACGGTGTAGTTATTGTGGTGAGTGGTGGAAGGGCGAAGCTTGCAGTGGGAGAAAGGAGTAAGACTGCTGCTCCGCCAATCACCGCGAACACAATGAATACTGCTATTGTCTTTATCATACGGTTACTTCCAAAAGCTTCTTTCTGAATGTGGTTTTTGTTCTACCTGAGACTTGTCGCTGTAATTTATTGAGTTTAGAAGTTTCATATGGAGGGTTAAAAGCTGCCATACCACAATCACGATAAATTTGAGCTGCAACTCTTCTAACCCAAACAGCTCGTTTCCCTATGTAATATGCAAAAACACCTTCAACTACTGCTTCTTTTCCTCTTTTTTCTGCGAGCTGCTTCTCAACCTCTGGCTGCCAAACTAAAACATCATCAAGTCTCGCTATGTCAATATCGCCTGAAGGATTGTGCATTTTTGCGGGTCTCCAAATCGGAGGGTCACGGTGTCCGCATTTTGGGCATACTCTCATGGTGTTTCTATCACCTCATAAGTTGCCTCAAAGATTTCTTTTCCGATTGGATAGATTTCACCTTTGATTCCTTTTATGATTAGGTCTTTTCCCTTGTAAGCGTAGAGATACCCTTCGCGTGTTGGTATTCCTTCTTTGTCTCCATCAACTTCTCGGAACTCTACGACGATAGGTTTCTTTCTCGCTTTCTTCCACTTCTCAGGGTTTCTATACTCAACGCCACTTGTTTCATGCCCTTGATAGACTACGGTAATTGGTTTCTTTTTCACGCCATCACCGTGTCCTTCAACCACTCAATAAACTCGTACATTGGCTCTTCGTAGTTTCCTTTAGGCACATTGCGGTTGTGGTCTACCTTGATTTTCCAACCTCTGTTTTGGTTCAGTGGATGTAAGAAAGGTTCTTTTTTACCTGTCTCAACATTTCGTTTAGTGTCTATTTCCACGCCTGTAGGCCAGAACCGCACATTCTCAAGTCCATACCATCCAAGCACCGAGTAGGTTTCAGGGAAATACTTACCCATGAAGGCGTGAACTCCCTCTTTCGTTTCTAAGTCCATATGTCTCGCTCTGAGAGTAACTTTCACAGCGTCGTACTTCGTTAAGAAAACGCCTATGCCTCGGATTCGACGATAATTTGGGTTGCTTCGCTGGTCTTCCATCTTGTACCCATAGATGCCAGATAAGCATCTGGATAAGTTAACGTCTGGAAGGTTTAATGGTGCACCTATCTCTTTTTCAAGACCCATAGGACGAGTTACAGGCGCAATTAGAATGATAGCGTCTGTGTCAAGAATGTAATCGTGAATCAGCGCCGCGTCATCCATAGCAGGGTTAATGTCATATTGCCCCTCCTGAAAACGCTCAAGAAGTTTCGTCACGGTTTCGCCAGCAGTCTCACAGAAGGGTAAGCGCAGGTGTTGCTTGCCAAAAGTCTTGTCGAACCGCATCATAAAGTCGGCTTCAAAAACGTGGTCTGGCGGAGTCTTCTCAGGGAACATGCCTTGCCGTAACTCGCTTGCCGCTTGGCGGATGCCACTTGTGCGTTCCTGTACGTAGAAGTGGAATTTTGTTTTGCTGCCTGGCTTGTTGGCTTTGTTTGCGTAGTCAACGCACACGATTTCTAGCAAGCCGAGGATTGTCGTTTTGCCGCTTTCTACCATGCCGAACACTGAGGCTCTGCGTTCCTGCTCTTGTTTAGGGGCAAGTCTGGGAATTGAGAATATGTTTTTGGCTGTTTTGACTACTTGGCTCATTATACTTCCTCTTTAAGTTTCTCTTTGGCTGGTGTTGGTTGTGGTGTTGGGGCTGCTTGAGGCGCTGGAGTAGGTGCGGGGGCAGGTCTCGTCGTAGCGACAGCAGGCGTGGATGGAATGTGGCTAACTGGGGTCACACCTAAGTCTTTTTGTGTTCTAGTAGCAAATTTTCTGCGAAGACTCCAGTCTGCTTTAACCCATAGGCGATGGCTTACTACTCCTACGAGGCAGCCGAAGCCCAGAACCATTGCGGCGAATCCGCCTACGCCAAAATAGCTAAGAATTCCTGTGTACGCGCCGTTTAGCGAGTTGAACACGGTTGGGCCTGCGGCGTCTATGATGAATGCGTTTACGGTTGCTTTTACTTGGGGCACTAAGCCGTATAGTACTAGGAAGGCGATGACTCCGATGATTAGTATAGCGAATAATTTTCTCACTTTGCCACCTCCTTGTCAGGTTGGATTCTGTAAGCTTCCTGTTCCTTGTTGGTTAGTTAAAACTTCACCTGGCTGAATTATTTTGAGTTCCATCATTGGAAATCTTTGCCACATCCACTCGTAATTTGTAGATGCACTTAACACGGTTTCGTGAGACGCTATGTAGACTGTTTCTTTTAGACGACGGTCAAAAAACTTTTGTTTGTTTTTGAGTATCTTATGTGCTTTTCTGTTGAGTCTGTTTTGCAGTCGCTTTTTTTGTGATTCTAGGCTTTGTTTATGAACCATTGATGCACCACGCTATCACCTACTCAGTTATGGCAGGTAAGGAATGTGGCGAAATTGGTAGACGCTGCTTTGGTTGTTTACGTTTTGGTGTATAATAGTTTTTTGGTGTTTTGAGTATCTTATGGAAGGTTTTATATACTACTTGTTACATTTTGTTTAGTTGTGTTAAGAAATGCAAGACGAAAAAAAAACACAAATGCTTCGCGTTGACCTTGAACTACTTAAAAAACTTAGACAGCTTCTTCCAGATACTGTTGGTTTAACTTGGACTGGCACGACTGATGTGGCTTTGCGAAGACTTATCAAGGTCTTGGAGGAAATGGCACAATGAAGTGTTTTTGGTTACTATCAGATGGTAAAACGGTACGAGAAATCTCTTACGAGAAACTACAGGAACTTACCAATAAAAATTGGCACTCTAAAAAGCGTTACAAACTTGCAGTGCAACATGATGGTTCGCAGGCTGACTTTAGTTTTTGGGCTGGAAAAGACCATCTCTTTCTTCCACGCACACAACTTGAACAAGTTTTGGAAGCCAGGGTAGGGAGAGAATGAGACAATGAAAATAATAATTACTTGGAAAAAAGCGACTATCACAATTGAAACAGATGAGCCATTCGAGCAAAGAGACGCTTTAGGGGAACTTGTCAAGGCCATAATTTTTAGTGAATATGAATCTCAAGGAGAAACGAAAACGTGAATTGCCCCTCATGTGAACGGGAAGGTGTGAAGCGTAAGATGATGAAGCGCTTTGAGGATGGGCATTATGTGTGTTTGCATTGCTTCAAGGTGGTAGAAATCTAAATGAAACACAACCTAAACAGAAAGAGATTTGAATACAACGATAAATGTCCATGCTGTATGATGAACCAAATAAAGCTAGAGACCACTAGGGAGGAACTGCAACAACTCTCAGTGGGTGACGATATAATCGTTGTAGATGGTAAAGTCTATGTGAACCGAGATAAAATTTTGGGGATTGAATAAAGTGATTAGGACTTTGACGTTGAAGGCAACATGGCGTTGGCTACAAGCAGTCATAAATCATGCGCCATTGCCTGTTGTGCGGTTGTTGCTGCCAAGCTTCATTCAGTTAACGTTTGCGTTAAATGATTTGCATGGTTGGAGAGCTAGGGTGTGGGAGGTGAAAAAGTGAAAGTGATGACAACTATTCAAAAGGCTGTAGATTTGGCTAACACGCTTGCAGAGCAGAATTATCGTGCTCGTGTACTCACTACACCTTACACAGGACATGTACTTTTGGCTCTTAGAACCACACATTTTACAGAAAAACATCGCAACCTTATCGCTGAGATTCAACGCATCTGCGGTGTACCATTCACTAAAAACAGAACTGCTACAAATAGAACAAGCTACATAGCCAAAAAAGATGGTTTCACCATAACTTGTCCTACAAATATTCCAATTTGTAAGAACTCCACCTTTTGTAGGGAACCAAAACAAAGCTTCAAAACGTTTTGGCAATGTCCAATTGGAGAAGAGGAGGTGAATGAATGACTAAACAGACAATCAACATAGATGAGTTACAGATGAAGGCGTGGTTTAACCTTGTGGAAAGCGCGCGTAACGAGGCGCGTATGATTCGTAAGTTGTTGGATAAGAATGGCAGATTTGAAGAAAGGTCAGACATGGCTAAGGCAGTGCCTAAACCCGTGGAGAGAGAGGTTGCTGAAAGTGAAACTATACCAGATGCCGTAGAAATTGGCGGCGCGTTAAGTGTAGTGAACTGGAACCCTGCGAACTTAGAATGGGAAACAATCCCCGCCCCAAAGAATCCAAAAGGCCCCTACGAACGCCACCCATTCACAGGTCAGAACGTAGAGAGCACACGGGACTACCACAACCTACGAAACGCTATCTTAGCTGTGCAGAAGACGGGCAAGCACGTTCTAGGCCATAAAGAATCAGGCTGTTACTATTGGCTAAGTGAAGACACGAATGTGATTATGCGTCGGGTGAGCAAGTATTGACCTTTGAGTACGACAACGGCAATTTCCTCATAAACGGACGCAAAGTCGGACACCTAACCAACGTAGCAGGGCACACCGTCTATAAGAGTCGTCGCAAACGAGACAAACATTTCTTTCGCATGTGGCATGGGTGGGGAATCAGCAAACCCATACTAGAATGGCTAGAAAGTCACAAGGTTCACTACGTTGTTTTAGACGTGAAAGGCGAAGGTCACTATCACACGTCGGTGTATGATTTTGGCACGTTTGGGTTTCCATGCAACTATGAGGGGCATGGTGAACAGGTGATTCTTAGGGAGAGCTTTTTTAGTTTTGGCGGTTTGAAGGCACGGTTGGATGATAAGGACTTTCAAGGAGAGATTTGAAGTGAGTTTGTCGGGTGAAAACTATCACTGCTACGTCTACCAAGATGGAAGCAGAACGAAGGTGCGCGTTGAAATAGACAAGGAAATGTCACTTGACGACTTCCAGTATTGGCGTGAGAGAATCATAGAGTTTCTCGTACATTTAGAGCTTGAGGAGTACACAGAGAAGTGACGCATTTACCACTAAAACTTAACACAAAACTACACATCATACTCCACATTCTCGGGTTAAGCTGCATCGGATTCGCCGCGTACTTCCAGTTCACAGTTCACTGGAACATCGTGGCTAACAGCGTTTACTTGAAGGGCGCAGAGTCTAACCTACTTGTTGCATGGGCTGAAGTGGTGATGGCTGTGGGCGGGTTGGCGTATGTGGGCTGGCTTATCGTGAGCTACTTCCGTTTGCTGTGGATGATTCCAGCAGAGGTAAGAGAGGAGATGAAGACTGAATGACCGTTGAGTCTGTGAAAAAACAAGCCAAAACCTACGAAGAAATAAAAATGTTATTTTGGGGCTTAGGTAAAGATTACAGAAAAATGAATAGGATTCATGGAAAATTCGTAAAAGTAAAAGATGTTTTGCCGTTGCTCAAGAAGTGTGATTATTACAACAAGATGTATGGGAAGGTTGCGCAAGAAAGAGACCGTGCGAAGAAGCAAATCGCAGACTTGAAAGAACGAAATTCTTACTTGAGAAAAGAACGCCAAAAAGAGAAAAAATGGTCTAAACATTGGGCTAAATTATGCACAGAAAGACAGAAGCAAATAGATGAGTTTGAGGGTAGGCTTTCAGAAATCCTTGAGATAGTTAAAAATCGAGACAGACATGATAAGGAGCTTTCATGGGCAACAAATTATAGTCTCTTGCAACAGCGATTTAGAGTTATTGAGCAGAAACTTGAGGGTTTGGTTGGGGAAGAAAAGGCTGTTTTGCTAAAAGAAGGAGAGAAATAATGGCAACGCGTTATGAAAAATACAAGGCATCCTATCAAGCATACTGTCGGGAACACAAAGACGAAGTTCGTGAAATGCACCGTAAATGGCGAGAGAAAAATCCAAACTATCGTAGAGCATATCGAAGAAAACATAAAGATTTGTATATTGAAGCAAACAGAAGGTGGCGTAAGAACAATGAGTAAACTTGTAGTCATAGACATGTGGTGTCCAGCCGCACGAGAAACAGTTAAGCTGGAATGCAAAGCCACACTCTTACATCCTTCCATTCAAACGATAGTTCCTAAGATTTGCTGGAAACTACGGCGAGGCGGTTGTAGGTTTGTTGAGCCGTTGGGCAAAGCCAACAAGAAGTGCCTACTAGAGAAAGAAGTGCAAGGACGTTTTGAGGAGTTGAAACACCTACTATGAAATCAACACTAATAGAAATTCAAGAATTATGCCATGAAATCGCTATTAAAGAGGGAAATCCAACATGGAAGGATTTAGCTCAGATTAACGACAAAGTCGAGGCTCTCGCAGAGGAACTGCAACAACCCAAACAAATCACACAAGAATGCATAGACCATTTCAAAAACAGTTATGGAAGCAGATGTGAAACAATTAAGTGGCTACTTGACAAATTTCTGGGGGTTTCTGAGAAGTGAAAGTTCTTGGAACAGACTTCTTTTGGAATGCAATCGTTGAAAAAGATGGGGTAATCTATCGCTTGGTTTTTGACAGTTTCACAAAACGAACAAGATGGGAGAAAGTAAAATGAAGTGTAAACATTGCGGAGTGTCTTTTGACCGTCAAATCCTAATTGCACTGATGGAAATGTGTGGAGCGAGTTCCTCTCGCGAACCAAGTTGGTGTCCTAAAAGTGACGATAACAAGCATGAATTTGTGGGGGTTTCTGAGAAGTGAGAGTATGTGACACTTGTAAGAAGGCGATACCAATAGGAACAAACGACTATGTGCAAGTCAAGTTTTGGGGGAAATGTGGAGACTTTCTGAAAAAGGTTCATGGTGATAGAAACTTGGATTTTTGTTCTTTGCAGTGTTTTGACGATTTTAAAGTTCCAAAGGGAGCGACTAAGAAGTGAAGGCGCGTTTCGGAAGAAACATCATCTGTCAAAAGTGCGACAAAGACGACAAAATCCAGATTCAATATGCGGGTCGTCACAGCTTCCATTACCGTTGCGGGCGTTGTCACGTAACCGTGAAAGAAGTAGATAGGAAGAATGAGAAGTGACAGGTTCTGAACCGAAATGTTATTTCTGTGGCGAGCCTTGTGACGAGGGCGCTTTCTGTTATGGATGTAAAAAATATGTTTGCAGTAAATGTGATGAGACAGGAGTTTTTGGAAGCCATGACGTTGAAGAACATAGGGGAAGCTAAGAAGTGAATCGTTTGGGGAAGGCGCACAAGCGTAGGCAACGCTCACAAGCCGACAACCGCGTTAGAATCGGGGATATGACGGACTCTAAGATTTTGAAAAGAATGGCTCAATCAGAGAATCGGGTTCCGAGACAGCACAACAAGACTTCTCTTCTCACCAAGAGAAACCAATCCAGCAGGTTCAAACACATCTTGCGGTGTTGCGGAAATGCCCAGAAGGAGAATTAGCTGAATGGTTGCTACAGTCTACACCTACACGCTAACCCAAAAAGTTAAAACTCGATACCAAGCCCTCGGCAAAGACCACTGTCCCATCTGCAAACATGAAATCTTAGTCGGCGACTCTGTGACGCGCACCTATCATGGGAATAGCTGCACGTTGTATCATGCAAGTTGCTACGAGAAGAGTTACATATTGGTGTAAAAAATGAGTGAAGGCGAATTTGAGAAACGATTGAGAAAAGCTGATGAAGGGGCGTATGTTTCGTCAAAAGATTTGCCAAAAGGGTATGTGCATTCAAATTGGATTAGATTGATTGTTGAGGAAGCGAAAAAAGAATCCCCAGAAGTTTTGTATCCTAAGACACTACCACATAAAGGAAAAGTTGCTTGGTGCAACCCAGAAAAAGCAGCAAAATGGTTTGAGCGGTGGTTTGGCAAACAATGAAGTATTTGGCGTTCTGCAAAAAAACAAAAACAGTCATAGGCAGCATACGCGGCATCAACCGACGCCCCTACTACATACCATGCCCACACTGCGGAACACACAAAAAAATCATCCAGATAAGACAGCTTAACGGTGGGCATGTGCAGTTTCAGCATTTTTTTGTTGGCAGTAAGCAGCGGCACTTCTTGGATAAGCTGACGGGAATGGGCTATAACGTGAGAGAGCTGGTTACTGTTTGATTTTGGATGCGACAGCGGGTGGCCGTATGATGTGGTTTGATAAAAATAACGTTGACACCGTATATATTGACAAAAAGAAGGACGTGCATCCTACTATACAAGCAAGTTTTGAAGCCCTGCCATTTCCAGATGAGACGTTTCACTTAGTAGTTTTTGACCCACCACATACAAACCCGGGTCAACATGGAATATTCTATAAAAAATTTGGGGCGCTCAGAGCATCAAAAGTGATTCCTGTATTGTACCGTGCAACAAGAGAATTGTTCAGGGTGCTGAAGCAAAATGGAGTTCTGATTTTCAAGTGGAACACTCATGACAAACCATTGAACCGCATTCTTTCATGCTTTCCCGTACCACCTCTTTTTGGTCAAAAAACAGCGTACCAAACAAAACACAGTTCTTCAACATGGTGGGTTACTTTCCTTAAAACTGAAACATATCTAACCGTAGGGGTGGGTGAAGTCACGTAAATGCAAAACCGTAAAAGTTTAATGCAACCAACCGTACATTTTATATGCGCTAGAGTCCTATTCTTCCCTTGTTAACAAGGGCGATGAAAGTGCAACACTTAGTTGAAGGATTAAAAGAGCATTATCCTCTATGTTGTGTCTTATGGTTTACACTTAGAAACTTCGTCACTACTCTCTTACCATTTCAGTTCCGCATCAGTCTATATGTAAGCCATGAAAACTTCTTAAACAACCTTCCAGATTCTAATTACGTTCCATGCTTCTTTCATAGACTTCTAAGGAGACTACACCTTGCAGCATGACGCCTTTGTCCAATACCGAAAGCACTGCCTAGCTGAGAAGAAAAGGTTAGATTATCATAAGCGTCACGCTCCACGGTTTGCATGGCTAAAACGAGAGAAGGCAGCCATCATCAAACTAAGAAAGAAAGGATACTGTATGACAACGCTAAGCCAAGCTTTCAAGCGTAGCACATCAACCATTCACAGCATACTGAAGAATGCTGTATCTATGGGTCTTGTTGGAAGGCGTGATTATCGAAAAATGCCAAACAAAATAAGACCACGAAGCAAATCACTACGCCACCGAATGATAAAGTTTTGGCTTCCACGCTGGACACAGTGGATATACGGAGAAGAGGACGAGCCACCCTAGCCTTTAGAGGCATGGAATTTTACATTTTTGAAGGAATGGTTAGATATGAGAAGAGAAAAGAAAAGAAGTGGTATAGTAGCAGTAAGTAAAGTAAGTTTTAAATCAACCAACAAACACACTCTTTCACTACACACGATTGGGCAGTTTTCGATAGGTGATTCAGTTGGTTAAATGTGGTAGCTGTCGCAGCTTTAACGAAGAAATCGAATGGTGTTCCAGAACATCCATGACTGTCTCTTCTGGAGAAGAGGCTTGTCGCTACTATATAAAAAAACATGGACGAATCAACGAGCCATACATCCCAACAGAAGAAGACTTCCCTATAGCAGAAGACGAAGGTGATATTTACGTCTCAGATACCAAAACTTAAAAAATACGTAATCACTGGGTGCCCAAAATGCCGAAGACTATTCATCTGCCGAACTGATAGGAAAACGTTTCAATGTAAAAACGAGAAATGTAAATACACTGTTAAGTTGAATTGGCTTCGCGTAAAAGCTCTGTTCACAAGTGATGACTTTGCGGAATTACACGTTAAACTTCAGAACATGAAATCTTTGAAGGCTGCTGGAATATTGTGGCACCGATAAAAAAAAAAGAGGGGGTTCCTTGAGGGTTTGTTGTGGAAGAAAAGGAGGTAAAAAAATGAATTGTAAACATGAAAGAACAGTATGGAAAGACTATTTAACAATCTACGAATCCTTTCAATTTCTCCAATGCGTTGACTGTGGTAAAGTTCTAATGCGTAAGAACGTTGCAAAAGGGATGAATAGGCGTTCCCTAAAAAAAGGGGAAAGTTAGCCTCTGCCCAAGGCTTTCTTTAACACTGCTATGGCAGCCCATAATACGATTGGTACGCCAAGTGCGATGATGGCGACGCTTACTAGCACGGCTAATGCGGTTTGTATCATTGTTTTTTCCTCAGCTAGTTGTGTATCATAAGTTTTATATATTTGTTATGTATTAGTAATAAGTAGGTAACACAACATGAGAAGAAAACTAACAGACGAAGAACGTCTAACCTTAGACGAATGTGAAAGTTGTCTAAACGACAAATTTGCATTAGAATCAAGTAAAGAAAAAGCTCGAAAATGGATAAGAGAAATTTTGGGAGAAAACCAACCATGAAAGACGACTTATCAACATTCCCGAAAGCCACGTTCCCAGTAAGTCAAATGACCTCCGCAGAACTTCTTGACCACATATTAAAACTTGTAAACTGGAAATCAAGGGTTACAGAGCAACTGCAACAACTCAAACAAAAGGCCATAGAAAGAGGAGAAACAGATGCAACAATCAAAGTCTACAATGAATTTTTGGGGGAAAACCCACAGTGAAAGTTTCTTGGGATGGCGAACCCGTAGTAGAACTACACTTCAAAACAGGGGGAGGCAATGGCGAGTACGTGTGGATTGAAGCCGTGTTAGAGAGTGGAAAGAAGGTTTGCACTTACATGCTTAAGGGAACGGTGTAAAACATGACACGAAAAGAGATAGTGTTAGCATATTCGCAAGACGACCTACTCAAACATTTAGAACTTCCTAACGACTCAGTGATATTGAGCGTCTATGAACAAACAGTCTTTGCGAACCCTCGGAACTTCTGTTTCAGAATATCAGTTGACGAAAAAGGGTTAGATAAATACTTGAAAAAAATAATCACAGTAAAAAAGAAGGGAGATAAATAGCGTGGAAGTTGCACAGTCAAAAATAAAAACGTGTGAGTACCCAAACTGTGGCAAACGAACAGAAACCCCATACGACATTGTATGCAAGGAACATGAAGACCTCGCTATATTCATTACGAAGCTTATTGAAGACCACGCAAAACTAGAGAGAGAAATGGAGGTTGCTAAGTCAAAAATATCGCCTCAATGGCATACACGCATCCCTAAAGCCGTGCAGCCCTGGCTCAAAGCAGAAGTGGGTGACTTTTTGGTGTGGAGTGTAGAGAATGGCAGGATAGAAGTGAGAAAAAAATGAGCGGCCAAGAAATCTCAAAGTATCTACACAAGCAACTTAGAGAGATAGAAGATTTGGAAGCAAAACCAAGAAAGTCGTGGCTAGACGAATATTATATTTTGGAGCGCTTACGGAATCTTGAGAATTTAGTAGCTCATATCAAGAAAATACTTGCAAGGAAAGGCAAAGTAGAAGTTAAAAAGAAGGAATCAAAGAAATGACTTCCAAAGAAAAAGCGAGTTGGGTAAAAGGCGTAATATTATCAGGAACATATAAAGGCAAAACTGTCGAAGTACAATTCGGCAAACCTTTAAAAATTCTGGTAGATGACAAAGACATTACAAACTGTCTTGTAAGCCTACGGATAAGCATTGACGTAGATGGGCATCTTATTTATTTGAAACTGGCAGAGCTGGACTATTCACAAGTTCCTCCTGAGGTGGGAAAAAATGGTAGAGTTGTCTGAGAAGTGAGTGGTGAGTTAGAAAAACGAATACATGCTGACTCTTTCTGTTACGACATTCACGATTTTGGAGATTCGGAAGTCGGTGAGTATCACAATCAAACCGAAGATGTCCTAAAGGTTGTTGCCGAGGCAAAAGCCGACTTCCCAAAAAGAACAAAATTGCCTAACATACAAGTTTCCGATAACGCAGAACCAATACATGACTTGTGGATGTATAGCTCTGACGAAGTTTACAAATGGTTCAAAAAATGGTTTGGGGGTCAAGAAGGCAAGGGCAAGGAGAAAAACCATAAATGAGAGAAATAGACGAAGAGCGAAAGCTAGTAATTTTTCATATCCCTTTCACAGAAGAAAACATAAAACTACTCACATATCTATATGATGACCGTTGGCAGCTACAAGGGAAAAAAGTTTCAAGCCCATTACCAGAAGGGTGGCGCGTAGCTATTTGTACTGAGGGTGGAAGTATTCACATTCTTGAAAGGTAGGGTTTGCGCTGAAGCTGAAAACAACACAAAAAAGAACCCACCACCACAAAAACCGCGCCAAAAACTAGGTTGAACTGTTTTTGATTCCCTGAAGGATAAGGCGGTTGTTCATCATTATTCACATAGGATAAGTATTCAGCATCTGAAATATACGTTCCACTTAAAGCTAAAGCTAATCCAACGATGCCGAATAACAAAAACAGTATTCCTATAGTGAGAAACGCCTTCAAAGTTTTTCCCTAAGCATAATTCTTGCTCAATCGCGGAATCAGAATGTCTATTCCACTGCCCTTCAAGTCACGCGCTTGACCATGCCCCAAAGCACCCGCATACTTCGCCAAAATAGAAGCCCTTGTAGGAGCGCCGAAGGCGTGAGTGCTGTAAACGTCATCTGTCAAGTTTAAAGTTGTGCTGAACCCTTCAGGCTCTGGCCTAATAATATGTTGAATTTCTTTAATTCGCAGGTCTTTGTCAATGCGAAACGTGTTATCACTCTTTTTGCATGCGTGAGTGTGAACTAGTTGCCCAGGTAATATGTCGATGGCCAAGGGTGTTTGAATTATTGCCACTGTTGGCCTTCGCATTCTTCTAAGTAACTCAGCATACGCAAGTCTTGCGGCCGTTCCCGAATCATCAGAAGCTTTTATCGTGTCGTTGACTGCTATATCGTTGCGGATGACTTTTTGGTATTCATCATTATTTGTAATGGCAGTTGAGTCGTAGGCTTCTCGAATAATCTTTCCAGTGAAGTGTAAGTCGTCAATCCACAACGTACCCGTTTGGCTTTGGCTTGGCTTCCTAAACATGATGTAGTCGATGTCGCTCCAATCTGGGCTTCCAGATTCTGCCCAGCGAAAACGTCTACCCTCATTTGTCTCCAAGTTCCAATAAGGCCCTATGGGAAAGTTCATCGCTATCCATTCGTCTTGAGCCGTAATGTAGTTGGTTAATGGGATTATAAAGAAGTAGTTAGCGTCATCTGTAGCCATTCTTATGCCACTTGTTGAGCCTAAGTCTTGGTCGCGCCGCGCGTAAAAGCTCACTTGCGGTATGGTTTGAACGCTTCCACACTTCGTGAAGTCCCAAGCCGCATCTTTACCGCTTGGGTACCACGCTAACATGTCATCAATTAAGTTGGACGGCTCCATCTTCAAACTATGTGTTCCCACAATTTTTGTGGCAGCATCATCTGTTAACGTACAAGCTGTAGTATCCCATAACGCGCTTTGGTTCTCTGTAAAATAGTCATACCCAGGCTTTCGCAAGGCACTACACAAAACAATTTTGTTAGCGTACTCCTCAACATTCTTTCTGAAGTCGTAGAGAATCATGTCCTGAGAAACTTCTATCGTGCTGTCAGCTTGGCTACTATTCCAGTAGGTAGGCCATCCAGACGCATCGTTCTCGTGGTCACCAATTGTGTTAATGAATAGGTTAGCATCTGGGTCTACGAACCAATGGCAAGAAGCAACGCCTAAACCACCTACATACGCGGTTACTACGTCGCATACACGGTTAAGTATGGTAAAGCAGTCTTGATATGGACTTGTTATGTTCAAGATGTCAAGACCGTTCCGAATGTCGGCGATTTTGGTTTTGGTGATTGCGTAGCCTGTAGCATCACCACCGAAACTCTTGTTTATATAGTTGTCAACGAGGTCATCCCAAATTTCTTTAGGCGTTTCTAAAGTGGGATTCTGACTTTCTAACCCGTAGCTTGTATCGCAATGTGTTTTCGCTAAAGCGTTGCCTTTTCCCCAACATGAAACCTCTAAAACTTCGCCTTGCGGCAGCTTCAATGTTGGTGACACTGTGCTTATTGTTCCACTAAAAACCTTAGTCCAACTGTCGCTTCCGTAGCGAAGGCTAACGTCTAAAGCATTCAGAGCGTCAAAGACTGCTTCAAAGTTTTTGCTTTTGTAATCAGTAACTTGCAAAACAACGTATGACACATTGTTTTCCATGCGTGAAATTTGCATGCTCAAGCTTGCTTCGTTTATGAAGGTTTCGCCGCTTGTTTCAACTTTGAAGCTTGGATGTGAACCCCATGATTGTGTCAATATTGTGGCCTCGACATTTCCATCTGGTCAACAAGCATGAATCCTGTTATTGCGAAGCCTCCGATTAGGGTTGCCCATCCAATCGGACCGCTGACCGTGTTTAGTAAGATTAGGCTTCGGTATAATGATTGTACCATGATTCGAATTTGCATCAGTCGCGCAATCATATCTGTAGCTTCTGACGGTAAGCCCATGCGACGTGTTAAAGCTACGTATGTGGTTAATAAACGGGTTAAATCTGAGGTGGCACTTGCCACTTTGGGAGCGTCAACTTCAACCTCACGAAGCAACTCTATGATTTCACGTAGAAGACTCACGATTTCTCGAATATCGGCGGTGGCAACACTCATTTACCCTTCCGTTCCAATAACCTCTGTTTAAGTTTCAACAGTACTTGTTTTAATTCAGCAAACAAAGTTTTTGTATCTACCTCAACTTTAATGAGTGCCAGTTGACAACGACAGTTAGGATGCGCTAAAGTGCCACTGTTAAAATCCCAAATGTCTCCCCAAATCGGGTCCCATAGCCTTTCTTGATAAATATTTGGGTTGGCATATTCTTTCATGTTTAGGCTTCTACATTTTGGGCAAGCATCACTTAAAGCGTGCCAAGCGAAAACGTAGGTTATTAGTTCACTCAAGCCTGATGACACCCGTCACTACTGGTCCAGCCCAAACCGTTCTACATAGCTTTCGTTGCTTCCACAACTAACTCGCTTCTCTCTAAACAGCAAATCCAAAACATGACCTGTACCCATACGTCGAAACACTGGCTCTTCAAGCGTAACTTTGAACTGTTCCGTTCCCGTGTCTAACCACTGCCAAGGCTCCGTGTAGCTGCGATGCGCTATTTCCTTGAACACTTCACCATTGTCATAATCGGTTTTGGGGCTTAAGGTTCCTTGAGGGCGCTTCCAATCATCTGTATCATTGTCAATGTCTAAGTCGCAGCTCATACGAACCGTTGCGGATTCACTGCCCATGTTCTGAGTGATGTCTCCTACTCGGCTTGGAATGGGGATGGATGCGTAGCGTGGTGGAGGTCTAAACTCTAAGTCGTAGGCAACATTGGGCAAAGTGAATATGCCATTGTGTAGCAAAAGGAAGTCGTAGTACACGTAGAACGTGCCGTTAGTGCCATCGTCATCCGCATAGAACCGTATCTTGTCGACTGTTTTGCCGCTTGTTATGTCTCCAGTTGCTATCTTCCACGTTGTGCTGTAAGCATCATCAAGAATTGTCTGGTCGCCCGCTGTGAAGTCTAACATAACTTGAGCGTGTGCTCCAGCGCTTGAAGCGCTTGTTTTGTATCTGAGTAAGTATTTGCTGTACGTGTTAGTGCTTATGTTTGTGATGTCTTTCTCATAGTAAACAATCTCTTCTGTGGCTCCGTCGTCGAAAATTGCTTCTATCTGCAAAACGTCGCCATACAATGTGCTAGGAGTGGCGTGAGCAGGGTCCATGTTTTGGCGATTCTCACTGTAAAATGTTGTTGGGTCAGACGCGTCACAGTCATTTAAGTATCCATGCCCATGAGTTATTGATGGCGCTGTCAAGTAGTATCCCTCTTATAAGCTAAAACGTATTCTGTGCAGTATAGAATGGTGCTGCCTAAGTCACGGTCTCTGTCACCTATCCGTTCAAGACTACGTTGCGAACCAGCTGGATATGTTTCGGTGATGCGTCTTAGTTCGGCTTCTGCTTGCCAAACAGCTTTTGTGCCTGTGACGTTTGTTTTGTCTACGGCGAAGATTTTGATGGGTACGTTCTCTTCATATCCGTATGGCGTTCTATCATGCCCTCGAATAGGTGACGAGTCTGGTTTACCAATAGTGATTACAACGTCTACGACTGAGGGGGCTTTAAACTCTAACGTAAGTGGGTAGTTAGGGTTGTCATACATAACTTCCTTGCCAAGCGCGTTATCATCATCGTCAACAGCGTTGCCTACAGTCCAATAGGTGTCAATGTAAACTTTTGTGCGGTCACGCGCGTCAGAAACCATATCTTATCACGTATGTAAAGGCAGATGAGTTAAATCACATTCCCTAAACCAGAAACTATCTCCTAATGAATGGGGCTTCACTGTCTTAACTTCGTAGTATTCACCATCACTATGCTGTATTTCGTCGCCTTTAGCTACGCCATCCGCCGTTAGTAAGAGAGCATCCAGTTTAACGTAGGTACCTGCTGGAAGCGCAACGTATCCTGCTGCGCGTGTTGTGAATATTCCTTCTATTGTGGATTCCGTGTAGCTTTTGGCGCGCCATCCAGTTGTAGAGTCTCGCGCTCCTAATGCCAGCTTGCGTAAGGTTAAATCGTGGCTTGCAATAGATTCAAACGCTTTAAGCAATTTATCCCAGTCGTCTCGGTAGACGCCCCAGCGGAAGTATCCCCATCGCATGGTGCCCCAGAAAGCAGCGTCCACGTTTAGAGCTCCTTTTTCGCCCGCCAATAAATCGTCTGCGAAGTACCCGCTGCGCCTGCATCAGTTTTGATTGCAACCGTGATGTTTGCGGCTCCAATGGCTGTAACTGTGATAATTTCGGAAGCTACTGACCCTGTAGCAGTTGCCCATGTTGGCGTGGTCGCTAAGCCGTGGGCGATTGTGCCTCCATCTGCAACTGCTGCGGCTGCACCCGCGTTCTCCAGAATGTTTCCAGCGTATGTGCAACCATGGTGTTCTATCGTGCCACTGTTGGCTACATTACTATTACTGATTTGGCAGCCTAGCATGAACATTTTGCCACTAGCGCTATTACTAAAATCAACTGCGGTTCCACTTGCGTCTATGGTTCGACATGAGATATATTGGTTATCTTCATCCACATTTGTGAACCCTGTGTCGCCATTACCGATGCCGGTGACACTAATACCTAAGAAAGTGTTGCCTGACGTGTTTAAGCCACCATTTACCTGTTTTACGCCATCAACCACAAAAGTTATGTCGGCGTTGTAGATTTTGTTGGCGGTACAATAATCCGTGCCTGAAGTTGACTCCAACCTTATACCTGTTTCTAAGCCACCGATGTTTTGCGCTACAACCGTGTTAAATAATGTTCCAGAGCCATCAGCTAATAAGTGGATGCCGACGCTGTTTCCTGTTCCTAACCCTGTTTGCACAAATATCTGACGAATATTGACATAAACAAGTTTGCAATTTCTAAGTTTCACTGCGCTTTTGGCATAGCTCGCTGGAAATTGAATATAGTTGCCGATTAAAAAGTTCTTCATATCAGTTGCAGTAGCACCGCCATCCACGACTATTCCATCATCGTTCGTATCGCTTATTATTATTCGGTTAAAAACAAAGGATTTCTGCGCGTCAACAGTTATTGGGTCTATCAACGTTGTTTGGCCCTGTGCGTAAACGGTGCCGCAAAGGGGAGCAGCGTCAATTGCGGCATTGATTACCGTTGCCGCGTTTGTTCCACTATAATCAATCGTACCATCTGTTCCATTCCTCGCTTTATATGTACTTCCATCCTTGAAAATTACGTAGCTTGCAGATTGCGCTGGGTTCCCATCGCCCAACGCGCCTTCGATAAGATTAGCCCATGCAGGCTCGCCTTTGTCGCCCTTTACTTTTGTTCCAAAACTCATCTTTCACTCTTCCAATTCTTGCGTTTACGCGGAAAATCAGGATGCTTACCCGTCTCCACACAAGTTTTTCTTCTTTTTCCATCTGGCATGTTTTTCCCTCCTCTAAACTATACAAAAGCGTACACAGCCCGCTTATAATTCCGCACCAGCCCTTTCAAGTCCTCCGTGAACACGCTTGAAGTAAGACTCGGCGTAGGCGACTGAGACACGCTTAAACCGCCAACTTGAACTATGCTTCTAGATTGTGCGTCATGAATGCGTTGGCCATAGGCGCCTGCGAGTCTTGCGCTACATTCATTTACGCGTCCAGGCGTCTGCGTATAGCCCACTTTGTATGTGGCCCTAACATTCTTGTAGCTCCAAGACGGCGTATTCCTAATGAAGCGTACACCATCATCTACCACTATGAAGTCGCTGCCTCTGCCTTCTGTGCGTGTTGTCCATGTGCCCGCGCTGGTTTCTTCCTCTAGCTTCTCCACCGTGAGAACTGGTTTATACTTGAATCTTAAGTGTGAAGCGCCTCCGTAGTACCAGTTGAAGAATCGTGTTACCCCGCCGATGTACGCTACGTCTGTGCCGTTTAGATACTCGTTTTGGATTGCTATGCCGCCTGCTTCAAAGAATCCGTGGGGCACGTCGCAGTAGTCGTCGATGGCGTGGTCTGCCCATTTAATTAAAGCTTGAATCGTGTTGTCGTAGTTGTAGCCGTGACTGCCTAAGTCTGCTGTTGATAGTTGCCCCCAAGTTTCCACTTCACTTTGGTTCGAATATGGCATTTAGTAGCCACTCACCATAATTGCTAAGGGCTTATCTGAAATTGCTCCGCCAATCGTTACCACGTTGGTGGCTTCTGTGCATGCAACGGCTGCGCCGCTATCTGTCTCCAAAGCTAATGTGTCTGCCACTATGTTGAACTCGTCTATGGTTACTGTGTCGTTTGCGTCTGCTTGCTCCACTTCTAATATGAGGTATTTGAGTCCGTGGCCTCGGCTACCGCTACGATGTACCACAACGTAACTGAGAGAAGCCATTGTTACTCCACTTCTTTGCCAACGATGACAACGAAGCCTTTAGTGTCTCCTGGCGCTCCACTCCAATCTTGGTTGAACCAAACTTGTCCTGGGATGCTTAGTATGCCTGTTCTGCCCATGAGGGTGTCGTTTTCGGGTTTGAAGTAGTGTGTGTCCTTAGCAACTACGGTGTTGGCGCTGCTGAAGAAGCTGCTAATTAAGGATGTGTAGTTGTCTGCTTGTGCGTCGCCGTAGAATTGGAAGCCACAAGTAACTGCGTTTGTTGGGGTTTGGTATGCGTGGATTTCTGTGAGTTTGAATTTTCTTACGTCGCGACTTAGTATGATGCGTTGGGTTGGGGTTGCGTCAACTGCGTGGTCTGTTTCAAACGTGTCAGCCGCACCAGTCATATCCATGAGTCTGCCCCATACGGGAGTGCTGTCTCGTTCTGCTGCTAGTCGCACGCCACCGCCGCGTACGTCGCTTGTTGGTGCCAAATCAAGGTCTAACCTGAAGTTGTCTAAGAGTCCGTAGCCTACGGTGCCTGTTAAGCCTAGTGCGTATTGGTAAATGTATAGGTTGAAAATCTCCGTTGTATCCGTTGTTGACGTTAGAGGATTGCTTCCTACTAAACGTAGGGTACTGTCTTCGTATATGCTGAAGTATCCGTCTGGCTCCATGTCAATTTGTAGTTGCCCGTCACCGTCTGTCCAACCAGCATTATACAACGTTTTCTCTGTGCCTCCCACGTCGGTGACTACCATGAGTTTGCTATTCACTGCGTCCAATAAGATTCTGATGCTGTCATTGAGGGCTTCAGGGTTAGCCGTGGTTGTTTTAGTTTTTGCGATAACAATTCCTGAACGGGCTGGTGCGCTTGTGGCGACGTCTACGTTGCTTATGCTGATTCTCATGTTCCGCAAGTAATACGGGATTTTAGTTACTAAGGCGGCAACGTCGTTGTTTGCAGGCGTATCTAACTTTAATTTGTTGCTGGAGATGCTTACGGCTCCAGTGCCACTTTTGCATTCGCTCCACAAAGTGCTGTCGTATGCTGTGGTGTATTCTTCTTTGATGTGTGCATATTTCCTATTTGTTTTGTCTCGCATTTCGTTTCTTTCCTATATCACCTTTGTGACTGTAAAACTTGGCGAACCGTAGGCGGGTACGTTCATCCATGTACCCGTCAACTTTTTCGCCTTTTTCATTTAAAAAGTAGAACCCGCACAAGGGCTTGTACTGTGTGTCAAATGGACCTCGCGGAAAGTCTGTACATACGTCTGGCCTGTACTCGTAGATGGTACAGTGCTTCGGGTTATCTAAATCATAGAAGACACAGCGTTGGTATCCACCATTAACATATAGGATGCAGCAGTCACCGCAGTTTTGGCAGCTACCGCAACGATAAATTTTCTTTGAGGCACTCTTTGAGATTACTTTTGGCATTTTCTTGGCACGTTCCTTTTTAGCTAGAATATGCCTTGTTTATTTACTTATGAACGTGAGTCCTCTGCATGGTACACTTCAAAAGCCAGTGGCACAACGAAGTGACATTCCGCAGGGGGAACCGTTGTTTCTTTTTCCCTAAAAATCGGGTTGGAAATTTAGCTTGGGATTCCTGTTGCCTTCCAGTACACTGTGTCGTCGTTGTTAGTGGTGATTATAGTTATGGCGGCTGTACAAGGAAACGTCGCGGTTACGCTACACGCAGACGTTGCAGCATCACTTACTGTTCCTTCAAAGTGGTCAACAATTTTTAAGCCCATCACACTAAGCGGAATAGCGCCTGTTGCAGCTGCTCCACTAAGCACGGACTTGCCGAAAACCACTTTTTTGTCGCCGAAGAACGTGTGCGAAATCTTACTGTTAGCTATGGCCATGTTAAAGCATCCTTACTTTGACGGGATGCCTATGGCTTCCCAGTACACGGTGTCATCGTTGTTAGTAGTGATTATAGTTATGTCAACGGTGCATGGGAACACTTCTGCGTCTACGCTGCAACTTGACTTTAAAGCATCGCTTACCGTTCCGCTAAAGTGGTCGACAATTTTTAGTCCCATACATGCAAGAGTAACGTCGCCCGTTGCGACTCCACCACTAAGCACGGATTTGCCATAGACTACTTTTTTGTTGCCAAAGAATGTTTCTGAAAGCTTAGTGTTTGCAATAGCCATGTCAATGCCTCCTTAGACTGCTACCCAAGATAGTTTTGCCTGCGATAGAAAGTTCGTGCACACCAACTGACTTAACGTAAACAGCATACCGCGACTTCGCAGATAGTTCTGATGCAACATCTCCGCTCCGAACCCTGTTTCCAAGAATGTCACTGGAATGTCCACTCGTATGTACATGCCGTCAAGGTCAATCAGATAGATGCTTCCGTTGCTTGTTCCAGCCGCGTACTTGCTATTCTTTACGGGTAAAGCGTTGCTTGTGAACATTGGAATAGTCACTCCGCAGCTTACAATTGCTCCTACGTCGAATCCGCCTTCATGTCCTGGCCGTGTGCTAATGCCTCCGATGGTTGCAGCCACGTTAACCTGCTTCTCTAGGAACCGCTGTTTCGGGTCAATCTCGTCTTCTACTTTGTTCAAGTTTTTGTCCGTGCACAAGCCGATGTACCGTTTGTTCTCGCTGTACTTCTTAGCGTCAGCCATCAAATCGTCAATTTCTTCGAGGATGTTGTAGGCTTCTGCTGTTCCCGCGGCTGCTGGCGATTTAACCTGTGCTTCCGCGAATGCGGGTGCTGTGCTTCTGTCAAATTGGATGGTTCCTGTTCCCACTCCGTCCCAGTAAATGTCACCGTCCTCTGCTGCTGATACGTGGTTCGCTGCTCCGCTGTCAACCTTGTTACTTATCATTCTGTCAATGCACTCTATGTTCTTTGCTGCTGGCGTGTCGGCTCCTTGGTTTGTTGCGTGGGTGCTTCCGCCTCCTAGCCAACCGTCAATCTTATCGTACAACGCTAAGGGTGCTAGCTTGTTCTTTAGGAAGTCCCAGTCTGGTTCGCCTGGATGTGCTTCTGGAATCTTCTCTGTGACCATGCTGTGTAGGTCGCGTGAAATAATGACTTTTTCCACGCCTGACGTGATTCCTTGCACTGTGCTGATGGTTGGTTCCGTGCTAGTACCATAGATAGCGTCTGCGCCTCCTGGACCTATGGCAGTTGTGTCTAAGCCGTGTGCTGTCGTGTATTTGTAGCTGTTACCGGTGGTTGTGATGGGTTTCTTGTCTAGGAGCTTGTAGATTTCACTGTTTGCGCTTAGTCCTAGCTGCACCTGTTTCATGTAGGCATATTCGTAATAGTTACTTTCTGTGTGAATCAAGATTTTCTTTAGGTCGCTATCGGGCATGCGTCCTGTGTATTGTAAGTAGCCTGATGGTCCTACGGCGTAGTAGTCGTCTAGGAATTGCTCGAAGGTTTGTCCTTGTTCAAACATTGTTACAGTCCTCCCTTGTTTTCCATGAGGTCTTTGTAGATGTCTTTTGCGGATGGCACGATTGCCTTGGTCTTGTTGAGTTCTGCTCCTTCTGTTGGTTTGTCTCCTGTTTCTGTTAGTGTTCGTTTGCCGTGGGGTTCTTTGTCTAGTAAGATTTTGCGTACCATACCTTCCATCTCTGAAAGGTGGATTACAGGGTCTTTAGTTAGTCCTAAGCCTTTACGCAACGCTGTGACTGCTTCATCTTCTTTTTCTTTAGTGATTACACTCAAGCGTTCCTCTAGTTTCTTTTCGAAGATGGCGAACTTCTTTTCCATTGACTCTTCAAAGACAGCTACCATCTTATCCATGAATCCTTCTGGTGGTTTCTTAGCGCCTTTTTCCTCGGTTGGCGGTGGTTCTTTTTCGCCTTCTAGTTCTGCTTTACACGCGTTAGATGCTTCTTCTTGGCTCATGCCTTGTCCCATTTTCTCGGTGATGCATGCTTCTAGCGGTGTTGGTTCTGGCGGTGTTGCTTCTGCGGGTTCTTCTTGTTTTCGCACTGGTGGTGATGCTACTGTAAATCGCGGTTTCTGTACTATTGGTTTTGTTGCTGGTGTTTGCACTGTTGGTTTCTTCAAAGTTTACACTTCTTTTTGTTGTTATTCGGGATTGTTTAGAGACCCCCCTATCGGGTCTAGTAAGGCCAATACCCGTGAGTTACTTGATGTTTAAGTATGGAACTAAGCCTTTGTCGAAGAGTCTGTCCCATGCTTGATGTACTAGAGTTGTGTTTTCCACATTCAAGGCTACGCATGCTTCAGGTATGTTGAATGCGCCTTCTTCATGTTGCTTGATGTAAGCTAACAAACGGTCGTCTAAAGTTCCCCCTGTCTGCTTCTCTTCCACAATAGGCTCTTTCAGAATTGTGCCACTATCCTCTTTCTTTATGCCACTGTATGTGTCTTCTGTCACAATTTTGATTTTTGGCTGTGTTTCCTCAGTTTCAACGGTTGGTTCTTTCTTCACTACTTTTTTTCGTGTCATCTTAATCACCTTGAATGCTCTTGATTGCTAACTCAGTTTCTTCCTTCCAAGACAAAGGTTTAATGTGTTTTGGAATCTCGCGTAAACGGTAAATCTGCGTGGGTTTCTTCTTTAGCACTTGCATAACAGATTTCTGATTCATACCCTCCTTCACAATCGCTACTTCATAAGGGTCAATGTCAAAGATTTTACGTATCAATGTGCCATTGACTTGTTCATGTTTAAAACGTGAAGCATAGCCACTGATGCTATATGCTTTATAGACACCTTCACGAACAAGCTTTCGCAGTTGCCTAGTACGCTTAAACCCGTCACTCCGCACCTTAGCAATAAGATACATACCCTTCTCGTGAACATGACTATAGAAAGTTTCATCCACACCTTCATATTTTAGCAGTGCCGTGGCTAACTGAAAGTTAGTATGGTCAACCGACACGTTGCGGTACTCCACGGGCAAATTGAAGAACTTAGCAAGGAAATTCACCATAGCCTCAGTAGTTACAAAGTCGTTTTCAGCATCCACAATCTCCCAACTAGCATAGCCCCCCACAATAAGGTCGCCATCTTTTCCTTTGAGGATTTCAAGGTCGGGCAAACTCTTGAACAGCATGCCTTTCTCAGCACGTTCTTGGATGGCTCCGCAAATATTCTTCGCGCTTTCTTCGTTGTGCCCTATTTCCATCTGTTCAAGCTTACACGCCTCGAAGGTTTCCCAACGGGCAAACGGTTTCTGAATAATGCTCATTTTTTAGTTGTGCTCCTTGTTTTCTATGCAATCTTGAATAATTTTACGTAATCCTTCTTCAACTGAAACCCCATTAGGATGCTTAAAGGAAAGTATTAGCTCTCGTAGCCGTTCTTCCACGGCTTCGTCAGGTATCTGTTTAGCTTCCAGAAACGGCGCTAAAACCCGCTTTAAATCTTCAACAGTTGCTACTCGTGGCTCTAAATGAGATAGCAACGCAAGCATCTGCGGAAGCGTTAATGGTTGTGGAACAATCTCTTCAACTTGTTGTTCTTCGCGTCTCAATGGTTCAATAAGTGGGCGTTCCCAAGTGACAGCGCCTCCTGCCCTTGTACCAGTTGGGGCAGGCGGTAACGGTGGAACATAGGTTCCATATTCAAGCCAGTAATCTTCCTGCCAATAACGTGAAGCCCAGTAAGTGTCCTGCCAGTAACCGTCTTTGATGAGTGCCATTAGGTTCCATCAACCGTAACTGCTGTTCGATTTCCAACCGCGGTTACAGTCGCAGATTGCCTGTTTTTAGTGTCTCCCAAGTCCCTGAATACTAGCGTTGCCGTTCCGCCTCCACTTGATTTTCCAGCGAGCACCCCCGCAATCAAGTTCACAAGTTCTCTTGCACTGTTTGCGTTTGCAGGAGCGTTTGTGTCCATCACTTCGTCCCAAACCATGTCAGCGGTTATGTCGTTCAAGGCTGCGACGGTTGCCTCCAACGCACATGCGTCTAGGAGGTTATCTAAGCGTCCCCCATTCACCCAGTCAGTCTGCAACTCACCTGTATCCGCTAAAATCGCGTCAATAAG